TGTGATGAAGAAAAGTTCGAAAAACTTACTAAAGAGCGCGAATCCCTTCGCATTCGCTTATATCGGTATCGTAAAGCTATTGCAGCACTTAAAGAAATTAGTGAATGTGGTGCTGACGAAATTATCTAGCTATATTAAATCTGAATAAAAAAGGGGGACATAATGTCCCCCTATCACCCAGGTGCCGGCTATACGGCCGGCGGAGTCTCTGGAGGATTGGTTACTACTACTTCCACTGGTGTTACAACTTCAGGGGCATTCATTAGCCCCATATTTATAAGTTCGTCCCTATTATCAGGATTATGTACGAAATCCATAAACCTAGCAGGATCGTTATCAAACCTTTTACGAATCTCTTTAGGCACATTTTGAAATGTATCCCTCGCTTTTATTAATGCATTCATTGATTCCTGAAAATCATTTCCAGTTACATCGTCATACTGAAATTCCTGTAATGCTGCTACTTTAGCAACTAATTCCATACCTCCTGCACGTTTGACTATATTATTAATATTAACTTCATCCTTATGTGATTGTTCAACTCTTACTTCCTCGCCTTCTTCAATCGCTTTTTGACAATCTATTACAGGCTTTACAAACCCTTCAGGGTATTCTCTTATCATTGACATTATCTTGAACCTCTACTTGTTTTTTTCTTACCTTTACGTTTAACATGTGGTGTAACTTCTATTCCAGGTTGACTTCGTATCTTTTGAGCTTCTTTTCTTTTCTGCCAAGCTTCCTTATTTTGTTCAACTATTTGTCCTGCACTACTCCTATTAGCTCCTAGTTTTTTAGATAGTTCTAACATTCCTGCCATAAATTCAGCCATTGGTCCTATTACATCTGACTTTTGTCCTACATACTTTGTTTCATTTGTTACTTTTTTAGCTTGTGCATCTACTAAATCTCCTTGTTTTTGTTTTAACCTTATATCAGCTAATGAATCCGCTATACGTGTCGATTCCATTTTTTTTGCTGATGCTCCTGCTGTCGCTGATGCTCCTGATGTTATTCCTGCACTAGCCATGCCTCCTGACATAGCTTGTGCTGATGGTGTTGAAGCATCATATTTACCTGCTAATATTGGATTTATTCCTGCCTTAGATAAATCTGTCATCCTTCTTTGAACTGCTGAACTACTCATACGTTCATCAAATGATTGTTTTGCTTCTCGTTCTGATGTTTGATAATCCCTTAATATTTCTGCCTGACCGGCACCAAAACCTCTTTGTGCCTGGGCTTCTGCGGTTGCCCATTGTCTCTGCTTTAATGCTTCTGCTGAATTTACATCCCACGAGTCTCTAACGAGCTCATTAGCCTTTTTTGTAGACCACCAATCGAAGCCAATGTCCAGACCTTTCTCAAGGATACCACCTCCAATAGCTGATATTATTCCGCCCATAATTATCTCCTAAAAATGATCGATCATACCAGGTACACCGAATACAGGCATTGGACGTGCACATATTAGTTTTTGATATGTATCCACTATAAAATGCGGTTGAGTTGGAACTGATATAACTCTATCTATTGGCGGATTCTCTTCTATAAATGTTTGTCCTAATGTTGGTAATGATGCAAATTCTTGGCTTAAATGCCATGCATCTAGTGACGCCGTTGTTTTAGACAAAAATTTTCCACTGATTTGACTTGGTTTATATCTATACTCTGCATAACGTTCCTGATAACCGAATACTAGATCATCATTTGCTGTGCCATCACAATATATTTCCTTGTTCAATATTTCCTGTTCACCTAAATGTGCCAATGATGGCCAGTAATAATCATAACGTGTTGAATGACTAAAATGTCTATTTAAACCTTGCTGATATGTAAGATCTGCAATAACTGAAACGATACCCATTACGATACCGTGTTCTACGAATGATTTAGTAAATCCATGTCCAGATCCGCCTGATGTTGCAAAGGATCCTACTTGTCCTAATCCATTTCCTGCACTAGATGCTGTTGCAGGTACAGGATTTATACTTACATTATCGCTGCTACCACCTAAATACTCTGGACGGTAACTAATATCATAGAAGTTTACTCCGAAATGGTTAGCAACGAGTTCAGAATACCTGGTTCCCGCTCTGGCGTCCCTCTCTAGAAGTTTTTGTACCTGAAATGCTTCACGTAGATCATTAATTGTTGCTGATGTTGCTGTTGTTAAATTTGCATACATCTGACCGACTGGTTCTGTTGCTGAACCAGTTAGCGATACTCGAGTTAATACCTGATTTGCATCTAATGCATGATAAGGAAATGTCCTTAATCCTTGACCATCTTCTACATATGTATTATCTGTAGATGAACCGTCTACTGCTATATTTGCTCGAGTTCCTAATGGTAATGTAACCGCGTCTCCTTTTTGTGGCCACGGTAAAGCAGACGTAAAATAGTCATGTCTTTTACCTCTACGTCTTAACCTATAGTCCGTTGTGCCTATATTATCTGGGCCATCATCAGTATCAACTAGTGCTGAATTGATTAGATTCTGGTCTCGGTACCATTCGTTATATATTAATTGATATGCTCTTGTTGGGAGTGCACTAATATCTACATCATTAGGTGCAATATCCTGCGGTACACCTAAATAGTTTATTAATGTTTCTGTTTGTCCTTGAGCTGTCGTTAAATCGCCATCGGCATCGGATAGTGTTGTTCCTTGAAGTATCGGTATAGAAAAATCTATTGAATCTGTTGGGTTTACCTGTTCACCACAGAATTTCCTAAAGTTATCCCATATTAAACGCGTTGGAACAAAGAAGAACTGCGTTTGGCATCGCATATTATCCATAACTGGAAATGCCGGTGTCGCCATTCTTGCGAATATTGTTGAGTTCATATTGAAAGTATCGCCTGGCAATACCATATCCCAGTAATAGGGTACCAACCAACCGGCGTCCATTGTGAATTTATGACCGTGTGAGCGATCAAACCTTGAACGCGGTGCTTCTATTGTTGGTGCATCACTAAAACTATGTTTCATTACTGACTTCATTTTAATTTTCTCCAATTAAATTGAGGGCATCCTTGCCCTTTATAATTATTTTATGCCGCTTCCGTTTCTTTTGTTTGTAACACGTCATGGCCTGAATATATTCTGACCGGTTCTGATGGAATTACTTCTCCAGTTTGTGTATCAAATTCTCCAATGAGATACATAACAAAATCATCTTTATTTCGATTTCCTTCGATTGATTGTGAGAATGCTCTAATAGCACTTCCTGTATTAATTTCGACACGTGGATCATTGAATACCTCTGCTATTGTATCTTTAACTGAAATAATTACTTTTTTCATTATTTAGAGACTCCTAATTTTGGGTTTGAGTTGTGCCTGCTTAACTTTGTTACGAGCTTGAAGACGTGCAGGCGTATTATCTTCACTCTCATATCCTTTTAGAGCTCTGTATGCTTTTACTGAATCTATTTGATCTGGATCGACCTTTTTGTGCCTTTCGTCATAATACCTAGGCAACTTTCTTTTTACTCCGTTAATAGTAACGAAATCCTTGGGATAACAATCGTTAGAAAATCGTGCAATCCAATCACTAGCAATGCCATTACCATTGCGACCACCACGAGACATAGTGTTGTATTCTGGCAATACAGCATGAATTTCACCAGTGAAATCATTAATTCTCTCATAAGGTTTTAAACCTGTTTCTTCGTCGATCTGATCCTTAGCTCTACCATTAATTTTCTTCATGATATAACGCGCTACATACGCCGCGGAGTCAAAGGTAACTTCTCCAACCTGAACGAATCCATGTGTCCATAGTTTTTCGAGAGTGGGGGACATGTATAAATCGTGTCCTGATTGAGTTTGACCGTATAATATGCGGTCAATAAAATCGTGGCCAAAGATAAGGGCATGATAATGCGGACGATTGTTTTTATCACCATATTCACCACACATATAGAATTTTATTTTTTTCTTTCCAAGATGCTTCCTTAATCTTTTCATGAAGTTCTGGAAATGTTTTTTACGCAATCCACCATCCGGCGGTATATTTTCTGCATTATAGGTTAGAGTAATAAAGCAATTTTCCTGATGAAGACTAGCTTCATGAACACACCTCATTGCCCATTCTGCTGATCGTTGCATACGGCATCCTATGCATTGACCGCAGGGGATTTGTTGGTATTGGGTTCCCGGCGAATCATAGAATACGATTTGTCCTGATGGTACCCGCCAAGCATCGAGCGGCTTGAAACACGCCATCTAAAGACGTGTGCCGCCTCGCATTGGACGAACTCTGCGATTTGTACCGGCAACCTTAGTGTTTCTTTTAAATGATTTACGGCTTTTACCTTTGCTCATTTTGTAACGTCGCATGATTATGCTCCTGTTTTTGGTAGCTTAATGCTACCGCTTTGTACACCAATTTGTCAATTGGTGTCACTGCGCACAGTTATGAACAAGTGGGGAACTGTGCGTGCCCACTGTAATAGTGGGCTACCTACCCGGAGCTCCGGGTGGGCTTTAACTCGCGGGGGCGCTCGTGTTTACGCCGCTTTCGCGGCTTTCGGGCATCCTGCCCTTGCTTCGGCTCCTGCCTTCGCTGTTATGCAAGATATAGTAACCGGCTTTATTTACATTTCATTACAATTATATGCCGACTATTTACTTGCTTTTATGTAACATTATTGTTACTATTTATTTATGCAATAGATACTCTATTGCTGTTACTAAGGGGACTTATTATGGTTATTACAATAAACGGTAAATATACTAAAGAGTTTATTGATTTATTTAAGGCTGCATACGGGCAGCCTGATTTAGACATTTTCATGTCTTTTTGTGATGAGCACATGCTCATTAATGATGATGTTATTAACCTTATTGAAATTTCCTATGGTAAGGAATTTCTGGAGAATGTATTAAATGCTGACGCTTGATGAATTACTTAAAAGGCTAGAACGTGATGAAGAAAAGTTCGAAAAACTTACTAAAGAGCGCGAATCCCTTCGCATTCGCTTATATCGGTATCGTAAAGCTATTGCAGCACTTAAAGAAATT